TAACAGTTCCAAAGATTTGATAGTTTGTAGAATCTTTACCAATAATTGTAACATCAAACCCAGCAGGAACATTTAATTGAATACTGCTATTTGAGTTACCATCAGAAAATACTGCACTCACTTCATTATCAGTATCTAAGAATGTTACTCCACCAACATAAAAATTAGTATTCCCCGGAGTTACAATTATCGCATCTGTCGCGTCAGCCGCGCCGCCTGCATAAACAAACCTAAAACTAGACCCAGCAATCGGTGCTGGTAATGTATAGGTATTATCTTGACCTCCATCTGGAACAAGTAAAACTCTTCCACTGTGGGTAGCGTTGGTTAGGGTCACGTTACCATCTGAAAGGCTTACAGGGCCATCACCAAGCGTAGTAACCTCTGTAATTGTTCCAGTAGTAGAATTTTTGCTTATAGTTTTAAGTGTGCTTTCAGAACGAATTGGGCCTGAAAAAGTTGTATTAGCCATGTTAATCTCCTTATCTTGGCAAATGTCACCTACATTATGTAGATGTTAAGGGTTAGAACAAAATGTTCTTTTTAAAGATACACCATACCCTTTTAAAAATAAAGGGGTATGATAGTTGATTTATTTATTCACTTTTTTCTTTTATAATTACTCCAAGAATTACACATGCAACTCCTAGCATAACTACTTCAGTGATAGATATTATAACTCCTACACCAACAAGACCTGCGCCTACTGCGGCGTAACTAGATGGTTCTGAGAGTCTTCCTGAAATCCAATTAATCATAATTATCTCCTTTTCTTATATTGAAAACATAAAGATTAATAAGTCAAATGTAAATGACATTAAAAAAGGCGACCGAAGCCGCCTTTTCTATTTTTATTTCAAAAGCAATTAAGCTCCCGGTGATCCATATACGCAACGTGGGTCACTAAATCCGAAAGAATAACGCTCACGGGCTTTAAACCGCATGTTACCTGTATCGAAATCAGCTTCCATGTTAGTACGCATTGGAGAACGCTCAAAATGCTTAAATCCATTAGGAGCGTCTGTTTTTAGGAAGAACGCATCAGGATCTGTCAAGAAGTGATTGACTGTATATCCTTCAGAAACCATTCCCATGTTTTTAACTGCATTAACATCGTTATCCGCAGTTCCGGGTCGTAGTGCGCTTTCCAACAAACGATCAGCAATAAATTGTAATGCTGGTGGAATGATTAATTTCATACCACGAAGAGCAACAACCATGTTTCTCTCATCTACGAATCCTGAAACATCAATTAAAGCATTTTCTAACGAAGTTTCGTTAAGATCTGCCGCAGTTGATGGTTCGTTTGCAAACGTACCGCCTCCATTTAAGGGATGCACGAGAGAGCAAAGCTCAACTCCATCACCACCAGTAAATGAAGAATTAAAAGCATTGTTTAGAACAGCCGCCGCTTTAACCTGCTTAGTGTGCGCCATAGATCGGGCTAATGCCTTAGTATAACGTGCGCCAAGTCGGTCATAGAGGTTGTCCTCAATTGCTTCTTCAGTAAGAGCGAAAGCCAAAGCAACGGTTTCGTGTGAATAACGAGCAGTATATGCTTCGTTAGCCGAGTCGAAACCAACTCCTGCGCCTTCAGTCTTTGTTGGTGCGCTTCCAAAACCAGCCAACATTACCTCTTCTTCAAAGGCTCTGTCTGATGATTCTGTATCAAAGATTTCTGCATGTTCGTTGTCATAACGATCATACTCCATTCCGAACAAGGCGTTCAGACCGGGTTCTAGTTCTGCAACTAGTTGTGAACGTGAAATAGCCATAATTTAATCTCCTTATGCTAACCCGGCGCCTTTAAGCCCGAATATATGGTTTTCAATTACAACTTTGACATTAACATTTGCCGTTGCTACATCGCTATTGTCAGGGTCTTGAGAAATATCAATTGCCTTTAACGGTAAGCTTGTTCCTGTCGCACCAGTAGTTACGTCTAACTCAGAACCTGAAATACCGCTTTGTGTACTTCCTGCTGTAGTATAAACTATATCAAAGTTACCGAATAGATCTGTTATTGGGAAAACATCGTCTGCTTGAATTTCAAAAATAACCATAGGGTCATCAATGATAAATGCAATAATGTCAGAAGCGTTTGTACTTGCTGGATAATAAGGACTGAAAGTTACTTTTCCAGTAGTAGGATCAGTATATTCGCAACCGTTAAATACACCAACAATAGGTACAGTTCCGCCGTCAGCATGTATTTCTACAGTACCTCCAGTAACTTGTGCTACCATATCACCTTGGAAAATTGATGTTCCATAATTAGCGGCGATTCGATAGCGATTTTGGCCTCCATTGAACTGAGTTCCCCCAATTCTTCCAATAGGACGTAGACCAAAAGGGGCATCTTGATTTGCCATTTTTACTCTCCTTTAGAGTTTTCTGGGCTTCGACCTCTTGAGCCAAAGCTTACAGATGATTGACGTTGAGGAGCCATTTTGGGCATGTTTGGATTGTTTTCACGCATCCAATCATTGTCCACGGCATCCATTTGATTCTTTGAAGCATTAAGATAATGCTCATTCCGCTGATCTGCCATTTCAATAGGGATACGAGCTAAAACTAATCCGCCTACGCCTATAACGCCTGCGTTCCGTCCCTCATCTACTGTTGGCCCAAAATAATCAGGATGATCTTCAGCGCGAACGAGTTCCCATCCTTCCTGCCGTTTCTTATGAACGTTTGTTTTGTCATCGTACTCTAATACAGACTCACGAATCCACCTATGTTTATAGCCTATTGGGGGCTCTGGAGCATTTAAAGCAGAACCGGGTCGCCACTGTTGAGGTCTTTCTTGTACCTCCCGCGTTGTTGTATCGCGTGAAACTCTATCTGCCATTTTAATCTCTCCTATTTTCCAGTTTAACAACTTCAGACGCATATTTATCCAGAGGTATTCGCATCCTATTAGCAAAAGCCACCTGACCTTTAGTAAGTTCTACTGATTGTTTCCGTCCTTTTTTAGTAGGCCGTCCGTTTCCAGACGTTGGAGTGACAACTTGGACGTTTGATTTCTCACTCTTAAATTTATGAGGCATCTCTGCTCTCATTCTTTTATCAATTTCTTGATAGTATGATTTTGATATTGGATCAATATTTTCACTAACAAGATCTGAATGTATTTGAGTTGCAACCGCAGTCATAACCTTATCGGTTCCATACCATTCATTTTCTTCTCTCCAATTACCTAATAGTCTTACATTTTCAGCTTCTCTTACTGGATCAACTCTAGGTTGTGGATTTTGAGCTTGCGCTTGTGCTTGTTGTCTTTGAGCTTCCATTTGCTCTGCTTCTCTTGCAGATCTAGCTTTTTGAACTCTAAGACGTTCTTTTTCTACTGCTATTGCAGATATTGCTGACTGAGCATCGGCAACTTTTGGATTGTCTCCTGCATCTAAAGCTTCTGCTAAAGCTCTTTTTGCATCATTTTCTTGAGAACTTACACGACCTTCATACTCAGATAGATAACCTTTATCTAAACGAGCTAGCTTTTGTCTAAGAGCTTCATTTTCTTCTTCTTTTTGCCTTGCATAATTTACAGCGGCATCCGCTTCTTCAGCGGCTAACTTTTGTTTTGCAGTGAGTTTGTTAATTCTTTTCTTAACACTCTCACTATAACTAGCTAACTCATCTTCTTTTGGTTCTGCTTTTACTTTCTCTGGCTCTTCTCGAACAATTGTTCGACTTTCACTAGAGTCATCAGAATCTTCAGATTGAAGATCTATTTCTACAGACGTTGTTTCGTCTTCGTTAGAAACATTATCTTCAACAATTTCTTCTTTAATATTTTCAGCCATAGACATTTTTCCTGTTCTCCTTTGCTTTATACATATGAAATATCTTCTGGGTCAAGGATAGTTGCAATAATATTGTCGTCATTTATAAGACGAACCTCTAAACCTTCCACTTTAAACCTGTTTCCAGCATATCTTCCTATCAATACCCATTTCTTTTCAGACGCCCAAGCACCACTTGGGAATTTCTGGGTGTCTTTGTAAGCATCTGGCCCCAGCTTAACAACGTAAGCCGCAACAGTTGCAAAGGATTCACGTTCTCGAACAGAGTCTGGAACAATAACGCCTCCTTTAGTCTTGGCACTGGGATAATATGGAATAATAAGAACTCTATATCCTGTTGGTTGAGGCAATCTTTCAAGAACAGAACCATCTAAATTAGATGGATTTTCTTCATTTTTAGTTTTTTCTGGTTCTTTAGAGGCGCCACTACCAAAAGCAGTTTTTATTGACTTTGGCATTTGAGGTTCCTTTTTCTTTGCTAAATTTCTTGCAACATGTTCAGGAACATATAATTTTTTATTCATCTTCTAACATTACACCTTTCATCGCGGTTTTAATTTCTTCTTCAATGTAAGTCATTCCGCGTAGTTGACCTGCAATATACCGATACTCCTCAAACGAGTCGATTGATCCATCCGCTAACGTGTCTTTAACACGATCCACACGCTCACGAATGTTTTTTAATAAATATTCTGCTAAAGTTATTGCGTCCATGTTTTAGGACAATATACAATGACAAAGGAAAGGCAAGTACAATTACCATAAAAAATTATAAAATACTTGTTGCCTCGCGGCTAAGTTATTATTTCTTTTTAACTACTTTTTTAGCTTTTGGTTTAGCTTTAGCTTTTGGTTTAGCCTTTGGCTTTGCCTTAACTTCTGATTTTGGCTTTTCAACCCAAGCTTCGTTTTCTGGTGTCTCAGGATTATCTTTTACAAAATGACCTTCTTCAGTTCTTGCTCTAACTCTTACTGTTTCAACAACTTCGACAATATTTTTTTTAGCCGCCCTTATTTGTTGAACAATTTTATCTCTTACAGAACCCATTATAATCTCCTTTTAATTTGCTTTCTGTCTTGCATTAAGAGATGCTATATCTCTTTGAGTTTGAATACGATCTTCAGCTATTCTAGTTTTATCTCTCAAAGCTTCTTGAGAAACTGCAACACGCTGTTGATCTATCATATTGTCATTAATTTCTTTTTCTCTATCAAACTCTTGTCTTGCTACAAATTCAGAACCTTTACGCTGTAAATCAGCCGCCTTTATATCTAATTCTTTGTTTCTAATCTCTACAAGAGGATCAGTTTCTGGCGGAGTTTCCATAGATTGAGATAACTGCTCGACAGTATCTGCTATTATTTGAGCCGCAATTTTATCTACTTGTGGCTGTATTTGTTGCATCATTGCCTGCATTTCTTGAGGATTTTGTTGAACTTCAGGAGGTATGCTCTGCATAATTTGTTGTTGTGCCTGTTCTTCAGACATCAAACCAATATGTTCTTGGACATGACCCTGTAATGCCATAATAGCATTTGGATTCATTTCTACCGCTGGAGTAGACATAATTGCTAGGTGAGTCTCTATGTGAGCCTGATGGTCTTGACCTGCAAACGCCTGTAAAGGAACACCTAATAAAGAGTTTTGGTTCTCCTTAGCCGCATTAACGGGTTGAGGTTGTGGCGGCATGGGTAATATAGAATCAATGTTACTTACACCTAAAGCCTCGTACATTTTACGATACGCTTGGTATAAACCTTGAGGCCCACCATGTATGTCTGGATTAGACTGCACCAACTGTAGTTGTGTTTGCGCTAGTGCAATCCTTTGAGACATAGAGAATATGTTTGGATCACTCGTTGGAAGAACATCTACCCTGCCATCAAAATCCTGTGATTTAACTTCAGGGCCAACTTCAGTTGAAACAATATAAGGATATGGTTCCATACTTTTTGCAAAAACTTCAGCTAATAACTTAAACTCTATCTTTTGAGAATAATGTAGCCTTTTATGGATGGCTGACATGACTTTTGTACCACGTTCCATAATTGCCATAGTTGTTCCAACAGGTGTATCACCACCCATTTCACCTACTTTTAGGTCTGCCATAGACGCAAACCTACGCCCTGCGTCCACAAGATTACCTAAAAGGTTATACAAAGTACCTGATGGCTCTTTAAATGGTAATGGCATAAGCGCACCACGCAAATCACCGCTAACTACGTCTATATCCCTAAATTCTCCGGGCTGTAACGGCTCATCATCATTTCTAATTCTAGCACCACGCGCTTTAAATCCAGCAGGAAGATTTGCTAAAGTTCCCGCATCTATAAGTTGACGTAAGATAGATGTAGATGCTTGAGCAAGACCACCAATCATATGAGTCAATCCTAGACCGTAAAAACCAAGACCCGGAAGAAACTTATAATGAACAAAGAAATGCTTTTGCTTCTTCATTGCATCTTGCTGTTCATAGTTGCGTCTAATAGATAATACTTCGCTCGTATCTTCTAATATTGTAACAATATAAGGCAACTTCAAGCCAGTAGGCTCACCGTCCATGCCCATATCCTCAAAGCCTTCTAGGTCTAAATTTAAATGCACTTCATATAAAGTTAGCTCACTAGAGTCATTGCTTGGATGAACACCCTGCACATCATTGATTGATTCCTGCACTTCTGAATACTCATCTGATTCATAACCAGAAGACGGTAAATCTACATCATCACTGTAAAAACCTGCTAATTGAAGCTTTCTAACTTCATTAGAGTTCATTGTTATTCTATGCGTAATTCTAGGAGAAGATGCTAAATCTGAAACTCCATAAGGAACAATTAAATCCTCTGCATGAACAAAATCAGAAACGGCTCTGTTCTTTAGTGGATTAAAATAAATCTTTTTAAACGTAGATCCAATAATAGGTAAGTAAAACAACATTTGATCTAGTTCTGGATCGTACTCTTCCATCTTACAGGTAATCATGTAGTTCATATAATCTTGAACTCTCTCAGCCTGCTTAGTAAGAGCCTCAGTCTCCTCACCAAACACCTGCACCCTTACTGGACCTTGTGCTGGCAATAGCTCTCTATATGCCTGTGCTTGGAACTGAGTGACAGACTCAGCTAATAAAGGATGAACAATACCAGAAGAACCCTCAAAAGGCTCAGAGCGCTTCTCATCCTTCATTCCAAGAAATTCTATACCCTTTTTGTAAGTGTCTTCCCAATCTTTCCTAGAAGATAAGTCATCATCAATCGAACCTATTAAATCAGATGCTATTGTACCTAACTCTCCAGAATCCATTGCATCTGCTAAATTACCATCAAAAGGCAGTTCTACTCTAACAGTTTCTTCTTCAAATTCGCCAACAATAGCAGAACCATCACTCATTTCTACAATTTCAGGGCCAATTTGCGTTTGCTCTACTTCAACAATCGCTTCAGGGCTATCATCTATAGGAAGCATTTCAGGTATGCCACCTGCCCCCATATTTCTCTCAACTGCCATTTTTATCTCCTATGTGTAGGGTGTTGGGGTAAAAATTGCTCATACCACTCTTCTCTCCAAAAATGGGAACAGCCAACAGTGTGTGGGAGGAAATCAACTGTTGCATACTCTACCCCAACCTCTTTTGCGTTACCTAACGCCGATAAACTTAGTTCCTCTTAACGCGGCTCCACCGCCCCTAGATTCCCCTGCGCCTGTGCCACCTGTCATAGGAGCTGGCTTTAAATTGTCGTAAGACTCGTTCATCACACCTGTAACTGGATTTTGACTGTTTCCGTCAGTAGGTGTTTTTATTGTTTTCTTTTTCTTAGTTTTCATTTTACTAATCCTTTACTTTTTCATCATTGCTCTGCTTATTCCACGACCGGGCATAACACACCCACCGCCTTTAAATCCTTTAACGCCACGACCTTTAAGAATATCCTTCTTAGTGACCTTTCCGTCACCAGTTAAATCAGGAAAGCCGCCTTTGACCGCACCGCCGTCTTTCATGCCTTTTCTTCTACCCGTCATTTGTTCTACACGCATTTTATCCCGATTACTCATGCTTCGTCCAGATTCTTTCATGCCTTGCATAATTTCCATAAGCCTTTTAAGCATACCTGCTTTTTCTGCACCCATGTCAGTAGTTGCATTTGATTTCTCCATGTCAGACATACCGCGTTCAGCCATCATTCTTTTTAAACGAGCGACATCTGCTTCACTAACACCTTTACCTGCACCTTCACCTGTTATGCCTGTCATCATTTTACTCATTCTAATCATGTCTGCCGTATCTGCCATTTTTATCTCCTAATAATATTCTCTTGAGCTTCTAAATTCATAATCGTCATCATCATTATAGTCAGTTGGAGTAACAATGAAACCCCCTTGTCTAAAACGGAGTATAGCCTGTGTCATGCTATCTGCCAAGTCATCATGTTCACCATTAGGGAAAGAAGCACATTCTTCCATCACCTCATCAGCAAAATTAGTCTCAGGACACCACACCATACCACTCTCAAATACAGGAGCGCAGGAGTGCATCCTCGTAAACTTATCAGCACCACGGCTCGGAGTAAATGGTGTTACTGGGATACCCATACGGCGCAATTCCTGCGTCAAAGGCATCCCAGAACCTTTCTGCTCTATGAGAACCATATCAGGGTCGTACATTTTGTAAAGTTCATTTGCCTCTTCTTTTAGCTGTGGGAACTCCCAACGGCCCTTAACAGCGTCTAAAAGCATGATATGCTCTTCATTTGTGTCAGGTTCTACGAATATTCCCCATGTTGTAACCGCAGAATAATCAGCCCTATCACTCTTACTAAACGCCGTATCATAGCTCTGAATGATGTAATCACAGGGCGGAGGGTCTTCTTTTTTCCATATTTGCCACCATTCTCGCTTAATTATCGCCCCCTCTTCGGCTGTGGGGTTCTGCATGTACTGCGCGTTCCACTTTCCCACAGGAATAGACGCTTTAACCCCCTCTAACTCCTCTAATTCCCAATATTCAGGCCATAATGACTTGCCAGAAGGCATAATCGCAGGAAATTCTACTATATCCCACTTATCAGCGCCCTTTTCACTCTGTTTTGACAAAACTTTCGCTGTTAAGTCCCTAATAGACCACCTAGTCATCACAATTATGATAGATCCACCGGGCTGTAGACGCTGACGAGGGCCAGAAGTGTACCATTCGTAGATACCATCAAGCGCAGTAGAGCTTAATGCGTCTTGCTCAGACACAGGATCATCAATAATCGCTAAATCTGCACCACGACCAGCTAACGCACCCCCAACACCAACCGCATAATACTCTCCACCATCGTTTGTACTCCACCTACCAGAGGCTTTCGCATCAACAGCAAGCTTAACATTAGGAAAAATGTCCCTAAAGTCCTCACTATCAATTAAATTCTTTACTTTTCGACCAAAACCAACCGCCAACTCCGCCGTGTGTGTCGCTTGAATGATTTTTTTCGTAGGATCACGTCCCATAAGCCACGTTGGAAACAAATATGACGCAAATTCACTCTTCGTATGACGAGGAGGCATGTTAATAATAAGCCTTTTAATCTTACCATCCGCAACAGCCTGTAATTTTTCCGCATAAATCTTATGATGCGCCCCCTCAATAAACTGAGGCCACACATACTTAACAAAAGACATAAAATCCTTTTGCTTTTCCTCTCTGTCGTCAAGCTGGCTAAGTCGCTCCAACATAGGAGCAACCTTCGCAAGCTCCTCGTCAGTTAAATATTGTGAAAAATCTTCTACACCGTCCATCTTAAATTCCTAAAAAAGATAATTGCTCTGGAGCATTGTAAATATGCTCTACTCTAGGGTGCATTATTTCAGTAAATTCAATATCACAAAAATTACCGCAATCAGGCATAACTATCTTTTGTTTTCTTCCTGCTTCTGGATTTAATTCATCTAAAAAATTATCTTTTACACACGATCTTCCAACTTCTCGTTCAGCCTCTGCCATTCTTTTAAAATAATCTGGAAAGTCTGTCCGTATTTTATTCCAATATCCCATACCACCCTTAACACAGCCAATACAATTATTGTTATTATACCCAAGAGTGTACATTGTCGGACGCTTTATACCCTGCTTTTCTAAATAAAAAAGAGT